GGTCTGAGTTACTTGCATTGATACTTGGTGATATGGCTGAAGGTGGATTCGTTTTTACTGTCGTTGTGGTTTTTGTCGTGTTATCGACTGTAGAGGTGGATGTGGACTGAGTGACGATTGGGTCAGCCGCCATGACAGGAATGACGAAAATACACCAAAATGCGAATACGATTAACCCTGCAAATAAATTATTTCTGAGTCTATTAGTCATAATATTTCACCATTATAGTTAAAATGCCCAAGCTACGAAAGAGTATCTTGTTCCCTTGGTAACCTCGGTAACTTCGTGAGGATATAAGAAAACAGAGGGCATGATTAGTATGTCACCAGTTTTTAACACATATTCTTTATCCCTTATTAAAAACTTGCCACCCTCATAATCGTCATTAAAGACACCTACAAGAGATAAAACTGGTATTCCTTTTCTATCTTGAAAACAACTATGAATATGGTCATAGTGTTTTCTCATCTTAGTGCCAACTTCATATTTGTTAAGACGAGGGGAAGTAAATTCAGTTACGAACCCTTGTAGCTTAATTCCATCATCCTTATTCCCTGTATTAGCTACTAATTCGCTGAATTTATCTAAATATATTTCTGTTGCTGTTTGAATGTAAGGATTTATTATTTCTTGCATCTCAACAGTAGAGAACTGTACATCTAACTCTTTCTCCTCGTGTGACATCTCATCCAATCCTTGTTGACCATATTCCCACCAATGTTTACTCCATTGTTGTTTATCAGTCAATCCAATCAATTCGTTACAATTCTTTTTAGAAATTATATTTTCAACAGTAACATAATCTAATATATTCATACTGGACAACCTTTATTCCTTCTTTTGTGTTTAGTGTACCCACCAATAAACTTTGTCTTGACATGATAAAAACTCTTTTTTGCATCTAGTATCAATTCTGGTGTTATTGGTGAAACCTCATGTGGTATTTTTTCTCTACGAATAGGAATATATTGTGCTAATGGTGTACCTCTTTGAAGATTAAATGAACCAGTTTTATGAAAAAACATTTGTTGGTTTATTTCATGGTGTATGTCTGTCCATATAACACCAGATGCAACACTAAAGTCTGGATTGAAATGCCAAAATAAAGGCAATTGCAACATAGAAATACCCGGTGGTGTCTTTACTCGCCAAGGACAATTTGGTTTCAATACAAGAGCAGGTCTAGCATGTTTAGGCATGTGAGATGATAATTGTTCTTCACTATGACTATCAAAAGTAAATTCTTCTGAAGGAGTAAACCATCTAAAACTACCATCTTCGTCTATCTCTACTTTTAAATCACACCAAAGCGAAACAACAAATCCCATACTCATAAATTCGGGTATTGCAGGACACGTTCTCACAGTACCTCTATTATCAACATTATCTGATTTTTTTATCCACCAATCTGGTAAATGATGACTACTTACTTGAATAGGTACAACATCCTCTAAGCCTTCTATCATCGACCACCATGTGATTTTATCTTCTTTTTTAGAACCAAAATTGAAAATCATAATTGCAGTCCTGCATATCTATCTTTGTATCCTATACTCCCTCTCACAAAGGTATTGAAAGCAAGGCTCACTCTATCAGAGCTACTTTTAGTTTCTTCCACAAGATGTTCGGTTTCTGATGGAAACAGAAGCAAATCTCCTGTTTTGACATTCACAAATTGTGCAGAGTTATATGGTGTTTCTCCTTTATCTGATAATTCTATTCTCTTATATACCTTAGTATTGGCAAAGACAATGCCATCTTTACCATCTTCTGCACTAATATAGAAAACTCCAGATACAAGGGAATTTTGATGACAATGACCATGATGATAACCTTTTGGTGCTGTAACATTTGACCAAGATTGTGTAATATAAAACTCATTTTCGTCAATAGGATTGTATGTGAGTGTTAAATAATCTTTTAAACAGTCTTCAATAAATGCTCTTAGCTTAGAAAGTTCTTTATGTTCTAACAGGTCTGTAGCTACACTACCAAAATTTCCTATACTTGGTTTATACTCTTGATTTTTCAGAAAATCTATTTCCTCATCTAAAAGCTCTCTACCTAATTCATAAACTCCTATTGGTGTTGCAAATATATCAATAATTTTATGATACTCTTTCATACTAAGTAATCAGCATTAGAGTCTAAAGAGGTAATGTCTATTTTGATATTATAAGACATATTTATTCGTTCTTCGTCTGACTCCGATACCTCAGTTCCATGATATAGCCAAGCAGGAAATAATATAACATCATTTGTTTTAACATCAATTTGGCTTGGTTCAAATCCAAAGTTATTGTCTATATTTGGAGGATATAAAATTAATTTTCCCGAATTTTCTGGAACTTTAAGATAAGCATTGACTACCCAATCTGCTGTCTTATGATGATGTACTGTTGTCTTTCCAGAACGCTTTTGTCTATTGCTCCAACTATTCGTGACAATCAATCTAATCATATCAGGGTTATAACGATATACATTAGAAAAAATATCTATTAAATTATTGTTCAACCATTTGTTATATTCTTTGTTATGGTCTTGTCTTGATGGTTGTTTATTGTTATTGGACAAGTAGGAGGTTATCGCATCACCAACCATTAGTGGTTGATGTGGTTTATCCTTTAAATTTGATTCAGAAAACAAGTCATCATAATAAGACTTCATACCTTCATAATCAAATGGAAAACTATCAACCCAAACAATCGGAGGAATAATATGTAGAGGTTTCATCAGCGAGGCTCTTGTATATGAAACCAACCTGTCAATATATATTTCTCATTTGAAAGAGGTGGATTACCTCGATGTGCATGAGTATAACTAGCAGGGAATAAACAAATACTTCCTTTAGTTGACTTTATTCTTTTATTTTGATATAGAAATTCTGTTTCTCCACCTTCCTCTATATCATTCAAATATATAGTCCAGACAATCAATCTATTAGAAGATGATGGTGTCATCGTTTCACAATGCCATCCATGATAACCCCCACCAACTGGTGTTTTCTGAATTTTCAATCGCATGGTAGTATAACTAATACCATTTAATATAGCATATTTTTCTTGATATTGATGAACCACATCGTCTAAAAAATCAAAGATGGATGAAGAAGAGCGGTCATCAACTTCTTCTAACTGGAATGAGTAATCTTCCCTAAACATTTTTCCTGCCGGAAGTTGAGTATGTCCTGCCCTCATTCTCTCTGGTTCTTCTTTAGCTACTCTTTCATAAGAAGCAATAACATCATCACACAATTCTGGTGGTACGATGTTTTCATAGACTTCAATAAAATCACTCATCCTTCAACTTCTTAACCTGTTGACTTTGCCTAATTAGATTATTGAACTCTTTCTGACCTTTGACTGTTTCATTTCTGAAACTTTCTAGTGCTTCTGATTGACCTCTGTTGGTCTGTGACATTTCAATTTGTAGGGTTGGCATCCAAGAGATAGCACATGACCAATTATCTACAGTTTCACCTGTATTCGCATCAGAGCCTCTTACTTTGGTATACCACATGCATCTGTAGATTTTATTATCCCTTATCTCTTCACACTCACTTCCGAGTGGACAGGTAAACTCTACTACTAAGTCTTTTTTTCCTTTAGGCATACCTTTCTACATTAAAGCCTGTCTCCCATTCATCTTTAAATTTTTATTACTTTGGATAGTCAGATTTAACTTTTGCTATGTGGTCTTTCCAAGTAGTAGTACTATTAACTTCATCGTGATACTGCATATCTAACTGGTCACCTATACTTGCATAACCTCTAAGTAATCTTTTTTCAGCATAACCCATAGCCGCAAAAGACTCTTCTTCTGTAGGAGGTGTAGTTTCTGCTACATCCTGAGCTTTGTGAGCATCAATCTTAGCTTGAAAAGCATCGACATCTGTTATTGCTTCATTAGGAGTACCATCGTTATACTCGATATGTCCATTAGAACCATCGAATTGTACTGCCCAAAGATTAGCTGCTAAGTCTGAACAGTCAACTGTTCTACCTACTCCATCCACAGCAACTGCGTTATCTTCTTTTACTATTGTTAATGTTGCCATATTATCTCCTATGCGTCTTTACTACAAATTATAACATCAATATATTGTGGAGCGGCAATCGTATGTGTATGCGCTCCACTAGAACCAGTTGCTCCAGTACCATCTGCTGAAATATTACCTGATGTGCTGTGTGAGTGAGAACTACCACTTCCAGCAGAAGCTGAACTCTGCGGCCCACTA